ATTGAGACAGCAAGGTTCCTACGGCAACAATACCTGTACCAGCGAGCGCAGATGCGTTAGCCTGAGAAACTGTCGCGCCAAACTGCAGAGTTTCCCACAGACCGGCTTCGGTCGTATTACTGGTCAGGTAGACCTGCCAAACTGTACCGGCAGCAATAGACGCCAGCTGAGTGCCGACAGCGTTCTTAACGATGAACGTGTTTGCGCCTTGATTGTTGAACAGTACCGTATTACCTGTGCCGCTTTTTGTAGCGTCAGGCATGAATATGCTCAGGCTTCCAGCAGAAGCCGTAACGTCAATAATACGGGTTGCGAGGTTGCTTGAGGCAGAAGTCTCTTCTGGCCAGCTGAGTACTACGTCCGCTGAGAGGGCGATAGCACTATAGCTAATCTCACTTGGGTATATATTTGCGCCGCCGAAAACGTCAGTGTAAATTGGCATTATGCCTCACTCCTATTGGAAGTACGATCCGTAATGCGCTTCAAGTCTTCTCCGTTGAGAGCTTGTGCCGCACGGTCGTATAAAGCCTGCCACGTTTGCATACGTTCGTCTTTCTTGAGGAACGGAGTTGCCTCTAGCAGAGTGGCGTAAAGTAATAAGTCAGGAGCGTACTCAGTTAACCAGTTGGTCTGTAAGTCGTCACCCAGGAACGCAGGCTGCTCGTAATACAGAATCTCAAGAGTCTGCGCTGCGTTCGGCGTGGGTGTGATTAACCAGTGCTGGTAATCGTAATCTGCGTAAAATTGAGGAGCAGCTGTTTCACTCTCAGTAGGCCAGTAAGAGCGCAAATACTCGTAACTTCTAGCGAATATCGGTGAACCGTCAACGGTCATAGAGACCGTATCACGCCAGCGGTCAGGCTTCAAATAGACGGCAACTCCAACCGACAATGGAGTAGTTATTGCGCGTATAAAGCCGAGAATCTTAAGCTCGCGAGCGATACGACGCTCACCTAGTGTTACAAGGCGCGGGAGCTGGTCAAAGACTATTTGGTCGCTTTCCTGAGTGAAACCACGCTCAAGATAACGACGAACGTCCACCAGCAAGCTGTCGTAGGTCATCGTGTACATTTAGACTCCGTTGTGACTAGCAGCTGGTGCAGCTTGCGCTCGTAAAAATTATAACCTTGAAACCTATAGGAAGGCAAATTTTGAAGCTAGGACAGGTACATCGCTTGTTCATCTTTACGACGGGTTACTAACCCTTTCTGCACCATACCGCCTGCCATTCTGTATAACAGGAAAGCCTCGCTAGCGCCTTCAAAATCGCCACGGTTGTGTTTAGTGCGGATTGAGGAGGTCTGTAACCGGCCTAACCCAGCATTGAACGCAAAACTGACGAGTGCGTTGTACCGGCCTTGAGTAAGGCCAACAGGGCAAAGACGTAGAACGCCTCTCTCAAACCGACCAAGGTCGTACGTAAGAATCTCATCCACTTCGGCATTCGTCAATCCTCTATTCCACTCTTCCGGGCAGTGAAGTAGTCCCGCAGCCTTAGCCGCTTTGCGCTGAACGAACGTCATCTCTAGATGCGCTTTCGGCGCAATGAGATGCCCAACTCCCGTCGTCCACAACAGCACGCTGTCCAGGTAAGGCTTCCTCCTTACCCCCTCATGATATTTGAGTTCGTGTAGGGCAGTGAATTTCATTTTTTACTGAATGCTTGTGTCCCGAACCAAAAACTGATAACTGATGCCCAGATAGTCTGCGTATCATCGTCCCAGACCAACTGCATCATTTCTTGGAAAGAAGCGTTCATCGTCCAGGCGTACCAAACACCAGCAATATCAACAGCTACGAGCAGGAAGAATAAACCGTACGTGATTGTAGGCCGCACCATCGCACGGGCATTAATCACCCACTGCGACGCACCTTTGCCGATTTCAATATCATGGGCGTAGAGGGACTGCCGTTCAGCCGCTTGGGTCTGGATACTGATCTGGTCAGTACGGATTTCCTCAATATGCTCTTGAGCCTGGAAACCGGCCTTCTGCATCTCCATCTGCGCTTGCACCTGAATCTGAGCCATTGCCAGTTCGTGCTTCTTGTCCTGCTTGTCTTGGAAGAAGTCAAGCAGTTTAGGTAGACCGCCGCTTAAAAACGAGATCAAAGTTGTCAGTAAGGTCATCATCAGTCTTTACCCCCGTTTTTAAACATCCACCACACCGCGTACATTATAAAGCTGCTGATTGACACGCCAAAAACCACCGCCAACCACTCCTGGATATTCTGGATACGCTGCTCTTTCTTGCGTTCAATCGCCCGCAAACGCATACGCTCCAGCCTAGCCTCTTCCTCTATCGCGTCCCGCCGTTCTTGAATGATGGCATCCCGACGCTGGCACATCTCTTCATACAAGCCAGACTCGTTACCGCTGCCGTAAATCAATGCTTCACGTAACTCGACTTCCATTTTGAACAGTTGACGAGAAGCGAACATTGCATCAAGTGCCTCGGCAGTAGCATCTTTCTGTACCGGTTTACCTAGCTTCTTGTCATGCTCCTGCTGGACTACCGCAGCTTGAATCTCACCCTGCGCGGTAAAGAAGGCACTAATGTCGTGATAACACTCCTGCACTTCCTTACCTAACGCGATGGCTTCTTTAACCCCAGCAACAGCCGCTTTGGCTACTGCAAATGCCGCCCCGACTGTTATTGGATCCATACATTTTTACGCAATCGCCAAGAATATGTATGTTCCACCTACCGCGTTCAACGCTGCTGGCGCTGCTGCAGTTACCTTGAAGCCTGTAGTGTCGGTGTCCACATAGTTGGTTCCTGTAACTTCAGCGGCTGCGGTGTTCATTAATAAGTATGGATCGTTGCCTGACGTAAGGCCACGAACCGAATCCCATACATACCAGTCGCCTGTAGAGTCAGTACGTTTAATCAACACATACCGCGCTCCGGTAGTAAACCCGCAAGCTATAGTCTGCAATGCTGCGGTACCTGTATAGCTGCCTACTTTGGAGACTCCGGCTACGGTAGCGAATAGGTATGCGACAAGCGTATACCCAGACCCATTTACGGAAGTGTCTGTTGCGACTGTAAACACCGAACTGGTTGGAGCCGTGTTGTTCCAGCGATTTACCCCAGTACCCTGCGCGTTTGTTGATTGAAGCCACAAATATCTTGTTGCGCCTAATGGAGCGGCGTAAACATTCCATTCAGTATTTAAATTTGATCTTGATTTAACAATGATCAATTCAGGAACAGCACCCAAGTTATGGCTAACATTTAAAACTGATCCCGTCCCCGTATAGCAAACCTCATCAAAGAAGCCGGGAGCACGACGGAACGAATACAGTAACGGATAGTTACCTGCTACGCCTGCACCACCTGCATAAATTTTATTGTTATAACCATTTGCGGTTATGGTGTCTCCGGTGGTTGGCGTGGCTTCTGCGTCTCTCAGGTTTGTGTACAACGTAGGAGTGTAGTATGCCGCGCTAAATCCTCTTAAACGGTCAGATACAAACCAGTTAGCCACAGTTGTTCTGTCTTTAAACAACCCCATGTCAGGGAACGACAGCGTGCTAACCACGTCGCTTTGCGTAGTACTTGTGTCTATTGAGAATACACTCGTACCCAACGTAGGCACGGCCATTGGTCCACGACGGATGGCTATGTAGATGTAGGTTGATCCGCTTCCATTTGTATCGCTATTATTGCTTTTAGGAATAAAACCTGTTGCAGTGAAATCTAAAAAGTCAACTGTAGGTGAACCTACATACGTTAAGTTTGCATAAAGATCGCTATCAAATCCGCCTGTAGGAACTCCGCGCATATTATCCAGCATAATCCAATTACTAATGTTATTAGATGATTTAACCATTATCCACTGTGGTTCATATCCAAGTGTTACAGTCGGGCCAGTAGCAGTACCGTTACCCGTATATGTCCCACACGAAACCACATTATCCGTACCAGTAAGACCAAAGCCTCCTGCGTTGTGGGCGAATAGGTAGGCTACGTAGGTGGCTCCGGAAGCAGCTAAAGGATTAGTCCCAGAAGTACCATAAACAGTTATATCTGTATCTGTTGTTGAAAGTGCGCCGCCAACACCTGACTGTGCGGCAGTTGAATTCAACATCAAAGTTTGACTACTAGTAACACTTCTGTGTTGGACGACCCAATTTGATACTGCACCTACTTGTTTAACAATAACGCATCCGGGGTTGCTACCAAGATTGTGTGGAACAATTTGCCCAGTAACACCCGAACCCGTATAAGTCACAATATCAAAAAACTTAGGCTGTTCGCGGAATGTCCATGAAGCCCAAAATTGACCAGATAATGAACTAGCGCCTGTAGTTACAGAAAAACCATTTGCATTAAAAGATGTTAAATTTGGATTTGCTGAACTTTCGGCAAGCGTACTATTTGAATAAAGCGTTTTACCAGCGCCTCTAACTGTATCTTCAAGTCGATGAAAACTTCCTCCATCGGTTCTATTTTTTAACCAAACCAACCCACCTTTACCAGCCAGATCAATTCCATTAGTAATTGTTTGAGCAGCGCCAGTGCCCGTATAAAGATACGTAGAGAATATGTTTTCAATAAACGCACTAGGGTCAACATTTCCTTGAGTCGGCCATAGCCCCTGCTTCTGCCAGTAAGCCTGTTGATCAAGCGTCCACACGCCGGGAGCAGCACTTGTTTGATAAGGACCAGTAGGCGCTACAGGTACAGGGCGAATTATCCCGGCGTTCCACTTAGAAATTCCCACGTCTATACCCCTTGCATTATGTGTTTGTACTTAGTCATAACTTATGCATTCAACGCATCAAGTCTACCCCAAACCCAAGCAGCGGAAGCTACGGGATCAAACGGCACGGGATCAGCGTCGGGCGTAGCGCCTCGCGTAGTCCAATCAGAACCAACCGAAATCAAATATGCCTCAAGGTCAGTTTGCGTCTCTACAACTTCAGCGTCACCCGTATCATCACCCTCGCTAATACCAATCATAATTATGTCTCTAGGACTAGGTGTAGCAGGGTCACCAACAACAAAAACACCGCCTACACCTTCAGGGTGTAAACATAGAAACGAAGGAATTGTACCCTCTGCGGTTAGACGGTACTTGATGACTTTGTGTGCCATAACTTTTCTCCTTGGGCGTACTGCCCATTAAAACAATACGCGCCAAAATGACCTAATTCGCACCACGGGGCAACCCAAACGGTCCCACCATGCTTACGATACTCATAGCAAAAATTGTAATCTTCAGACAGCAGTTCGTGGTCAACATTCTGCACTTTAAAGAAATCATAAACCTCTGCATTAGTTGCAATCGTTGACCCGCCATTCATGTAATAACCAACATGAGGTCGTAACTTCTCAAACACGTCGCGCCGGATTAACATGAAACCCGTACCCGCATGCTTTACCTGGAATGGGATAGACGAATCAACCATCTCGTGTCCGGGCAGTTTATTCAGATTAAAGATACCAGTTAATTTATGCAGGTCTTGCACACCGTTCTTAGCACCCTCCCGCACGGCCTCCCAATTCACGCCTTTCATTGGAACAGCGCCGGCAATAATACCTTTGTCAGCTTTAATCATTTTTGCAATGTCGTTAGCCACAAACTTTTGGTCTGCGTCAATAAACATTAAATGCGTAGCGTCTGAATTCAGAAAGTGCCAAGCAATCGTGTTTCTACCACGTTGGATCAAAGACTCATTACCAAGGAAGATGCAGGTCAACTTGATGTTGTACTGAATGCAGGCTTCTTTTAAAGTAAGCAACGACTGCACATACTCCGTGCACATCATGCCGCCGTAAGCCGGTGTCCCAACAACTAAGTGCATCATGCCGCCTTTGGAGTAGGAGCCATTTCAAGCTGTGGCGAGTTAGTCAAGCTGCTACGGTCAAACACAGAAAAACCACGACGCGCCGCAAAAATAGAAGGGTCAGCCGCCCATTTGTCAGCACACGCCTCAAGCCATCGCATCGTCATCTCATGCGTAGGAGCCATACCTTTAGTGATAAGCTCATTTTCTGCAGTTAGATAAGCAAACACCTCTGCTTGCGCTTGTGCTGCGTTAATACCTAAGTCAAACAGGTAGATTAAGTTGCCTTCGTCAATCATGCCGTTACGGCTACGGGCAGCGTTCAGACCCTGCTTCATGCAGGTCATGATGTGATATTTGGCTTCTTCTAACTCGTAATCTTCTTCTGTGATCTCGTTCTTTCCAACCTTTTCCAACAATTGCGCGTGCTGGTTGACCATGAAATTCATCTTGCGGATTGCACCGTTGACCGCGTTCTGCGTGCCGTCAAGGTGACCACCAATCTCAAGAATTTCAATCTCAAGCAATTCGCGGTCAAGTGGGTCTGAGGATTGCTCTAAGTCACGTTCTTTCTTTTTGAGTTCAACCTGTTTTTTACGCAGATTAATATAGGCTTCCTGTAACGCTGATCTAGTTCGATCAATTTCAGCCAATGTATGTTTGATAGAACGAATAGGCGTAATAGCAGTTACATCCAACGTAACTTGCATAAATTGCGAGTGCGACTTGTGGAAGTTGCTTGTATCACGAATTACAGCGGGCATCTTTGAGTCAATGTTTTTCAACATGACGTTATATTCCGGCTTGTTAACAGCCAGAGCAGTGTTGATGTTGCTGATGATTAAATCGTTAGACAAGTATTTCTCCTTTTAAGTTACAGACCACCGTGGCCACTAGAACAACCAGATAACCCTTCTCTAACAACAGTTAAATCGCCAAAGTCAGTCGCATTTCCGGTCGTGTTAATTGTTACATATGAAATTACATTTATGTCTCTACCACCAGCAAACACACCACGGGTTGATGATGAACAAGCACTTATCCATAAAGCACTATTTAACGTGTCGCCAAAATCAATAGCATTACCTGTTGAGGCTATTGTTATATAATTAATAACATTAGTATAATCTGCAAAAAGTCCTCTGGTCGAATCAGAACACCCAGCCCCATAAGAAAAAAGCGCTGTTAAATCCCCAAAATCAATTGAGTTTCCAGTTGACGCAATAGTTATGTATTGGATTATATTAGTTGTGCTAACTCCTCCCAAGGCTATTCCGCCAGCAAATACCCCTCTTGTTGTTGATGAGCACGCCGATAAACCATATAAAGCATTTTGAGCTAAATCACCAAAATCAAGGGCATTACCTGTTGTTGCGATTGTCACATATGCAATTACGTTTTGGTATCCTGTAGTGTTTCCACCTCCGCCAAATATACCTCTGGTTGATGAGGAACAGCCTGCCAAAGATGCAGTAAGAATTGTTAAATCACCAAAATCAATTGCATTTCCAATAGAAGAAAATGAAACGTAATCTATAGTATTTAAATTAAGTGTGCCAGTATAACCACCGCCCCATAATCCGCGAGTCGATGATGAGCAGCTTCCAGAAAACGCTACAGTTCGAGTTAAATCACCAAAGTCTGTAGCATTTCCTAGCGTACTAATAGCTATTTTATCAATTACATTAAGAGATACAGTAGTGTAACCACCGCCAAATAACCCAATTGGTCCGTTTGTAGGTGAATAAGGCCATATACCCTGCGCTACCGCTTGATACACTTGCACTAGGTTCCATACACCGCTGTAAGATGGCATTAGAGACCTCCGTTAGCGTTAGAACAAGCTGTTGGGTTTAATCTTGCTACTGTAAGATTTCCAAAGCCAGTAGCATTTCCGGTAGTTGCTATTGTTATAGTGTCAGTAGTTGACGTGTAACTTGTCGCTGGCAAAGAACCACCACCAAATAAGCCTATAGTAGAAGATGAACAAGCAGCTAAATTAAATTTTTTCCCCGTTAAATCACCAAAATCTGTCGCAGCACCAGTAGTTGCTATTGTTATATAATCAATAACATTGAAGTTATCTGCTCCTCCTCCACCACCAAATACACCACGAGTTGCAGAAGAACAAGCTGCTAAACCTTGCCTTGCAACAGTTAAATTACCAAAAGAAACAGAATTGCCGGTTGTAGCAATGGTTAC